ACTGCAAAGTCTCTGCTTAACTCTCCTAAATGTTCTTGCCTATTATTATCTGTCATTACTGCGCCTGTGCCGGGATAATATATTGATACTTGCCTAAACCTGAATCTACACTAACCATCATTGCACCCTCATTTGAAAAATGCAACATGACTTTTGCTGAATCAGATAGTTTCAGTATTTGCAATACCTGTGCTACAGGCCAACTCCAACCTTTGTTTAGAGTTCCTTTCACATCTGCCGCAAAAACAAATTCTCCACCATGTGACGCTTGATCACCGAATGTGAATATCAGGTTATTATCTTCTGTTCTCACAACAAAAGAATTATGCTCTGTGTTTGCAATAGATTGAAAATTAAATCTTTGTACACTTGCCACTGTTGGTTCTATCTCAACGTCCCACTTAACTCCCTTAAACTTTACAGTCTTAAGTTTCTCGTTGATTATCTCAGCATTCATAAACCTGTAATCGTTTTTAAAGTCACCTTTATCGTTTTCAAAGTGTATTCCTGTCGGAACTTCAGCACCATTTCTCGTGCCTTGCAATACAGTTATTTTTGCTTTTTCCTTGTACTCTGGACACTTTAAATGAATATCTAGTTTGCCAAGTTGTGGCATACCAAATGTTCCATCCATTTCCGTTTGTGGTTTGTGAAAAGATCCTTGCAAGATAACTGATCTGTCCTCTGCCATTGAATCAATAACAGTTTCTTTACTGTCGCCAGTAATTTTAACAAGATCTAAAAATCCCAAACCATGCGTGTGTTTGACTATGTCTTTCAAGATATCTATCATAATTTAAATTATATGATATATTTAGATTTTAATCAAGTGTTATTTCAGAAATTTTATAAACAGCAGGGTTTTGATTACCAGGTTTTTTAAATATGGCATAGTTGGCGCCAGGACAAAATTGGCTCATTTCTACCATTTCATATCCTTGGTCTTTAATCATTTTTGCCATTGCAGTCTTCGTATTGTAATTCCAATAACCACGTTTTGCTTCGTGTAAATCGTGATCAAAATGACAGTCGGCATATTGTATAAAACAATAACCACCCGGAATAAGAACTCTTTTAATATCATGTAGATATTGGTTAATGTGCTCTTGTGTGAAGAATACAAAAGTGTCCCAACTAAACACAAAGTTGCATGAATTTTGTGGTATTTTCTCACAGGAAGTTTTATCCGTTAAATAAAATTTTAAATATTTTTTATGAAGCGGATTAAATCTTCTAGAAACTTTTTGTTGTATTTCTGGTAAAATATCTAAAAAATAGTTGTTTCTCCATGACCTGAATTCTTTTGAAAACATTCCTGTACCTGGTCCTATTTCAAGACTATTATAAATGGCAGTCTTAGAAAATTGGAAAATTTTTGTTTGAATTGTTTTCCATAATAGATCACTTACATTTGATTTTGCTCTTTTCTTTTCAAGATCTAAGCGATACCATTCAACGGTTTTGTCTAATCTATCTATTTCTTCTTGATTATACAAATCAATAGATAAAGCAATATCTTTTAATATTTGTAAATTTGAATCAATTAATTTTTGCAAATCTGCTTTTTTTACTTTTTCAAGTTTTTCTATTAAAAGTTTAATTTCTTCTATACTTAACATAAAGGTATTTAGAATTCAAAAAGTTTATTAAACGTATTTGTGGTTTCTGTGCTTTGTACGTCCCAACCCAATACACCTATTAAATTTTCTAATTTTTGATCTAATATTGTTTGCTCCATTGCTTCGGAATCGAAAGGCATATCTTTAAACCAATCTGGAATACGTAATTCATCTGTAGGATATGCAATACTTGTATAACCTAATGGATTATTTTTCAGTTTACATACAATTACTTTTGCACCATCTGTTATAGGTAACGAATATTTGTCACCATACATAGTTTTACAATTATTCCAATTAATACTTGCTCTAACGTGGCCGGGCATATTTGCTTTACCCAATTTTTTTTCTTTTTCCCAATATTCTGTAATTTTATTTGCTCTTTTTGGAGATCCTTTTTCCCAACCAGGTCTCGATTTAAATTCTGATCTAAATTCACTTATTCTATCTAATACTTGTTTTTCACTAACACCTGTTAGAACTAGATACAATATTTCACTTAAAAAATCCTGCACAAATACAGGAGTATCGGATCTTTTTAAATCTAATCCCATTGCCTTCATTTTTCCCTCTTTACCGGCAATATCAGTACGTTCACCTTCTTTGTCGTAATATAGCACCGCATATCTTTTTTTTGTAATAAACAATCCTTTTGATGCAACAAGTTCTCTACCTGCTTTTATTACAGACCCTCTTGTACTTGGACAATGAAATGCTTTTGTCATAAACGAAGTAAAAGAAGTATTAACTTCATCAGCAATCTTATCATACAATCCGATCACACTTTCTTTGGTCCATGGTATTTGACCAGATTCTATTTCTTTCGTTAATGATTTATGAGCAGAAAAATACACAGAATCTGTATCTCCGTATACAATGCTTTCTCCTGTATGATCATATTTTCCAGCAACAACTTCATTCACTTTTGATCCCATATGTTTTGTAATGCATCTGCCAGTCAATGTAACAGATTGTCCTATACGCATATCAAAAAATCTGCAACCTGGATTTAGTATTGCACCATATAAACTGTTTAGATTAATTTTTTTAACAAGTTGCCTTTTATCCCAATATTCTCTTTCAATCTCGTTGTCTCCTGCGTCATGCATCTTCCTTTGCATATCTTTTCTTTCAGCATACCAACGTTTAAGTAAGCCTGGAATAATTGCTTCAAATTCATATGTGAATATTGTACCATTTGCACTGAGCATCCATTTGTTGTTCCCGTCAAATATTACATCATATAATTGTGCGGCACTCATGCTGACACTTGTTCCATCGGCCCAGTCGATTTTAATTTCTGTGCCTTTTTCTTTTTTCATCACTGCTTGATATTCCCAATTTCCAAATTGGCCATCCCATGCTGTTGCAAACGATTTTTTTTGATGTATTGCTCTGTTTACTTCTGCTGAGGTTATAACCGGTCTTATCTGTCCAACGATTGTTTCTGGACCCATGTTCAATGCTCGAATCACACTAGGATATAGACTGTTTATGTCAATTGATCCAATCCAATCATGTATGCCTTTTTTTGGAGTTGCCACATAGGCACCTGCCGCTGTGACTGGTTCTGCATCTTTGTCTCTATACTTTCTACCTGGGACAATCATGCCACGTCTGTGTGCTTCATTTACAATCGCTTGTTCAGTAACTGCTACTGCACCCATTGTTGTCTGAAGCAACACGGTATTTTGATGTGCAATTTCATTAGCAAGTTCTATAAATTTTAATTTTTTTTCAAGTTTAGCAAGTAGATTTACATCTTGTCTGTTGTATTCAATAAACAATCCAAAATCATTGTTGTATAGTGCATCAAGAGATCCTTCATAGATAGTTTTCTTCTCTCCTAATTCATGTTCACCTATGGCATCTAATCTAAAACTATGTCTTTCTTCATATGTATATTTTCTATAAAGTTCTAATAAATCTAAGTGTACTCTACCAATTAAATCATAACTTAAATTTTCTTTGCCAAATTTTTCAAAAACTCTTTTTTTTGGTTTTTCACCCCAAAAACATAACCGTCTTGTATCATCTGAACTCATTGTTTGTTGTATCCTTCCAACGGTGTACGGAATGTCATACCCTTCTGAGTTCCAACCTGATATAATATCTGCGTCTTCAACCACTTGCAGGAAAGCATCAAGCATATCTTTTTCTTTTTCAAATAATAAAGTATTAGGGAAACGTTCTACTAGAATTTTAGCATCTTGCATACTTAAAGTTTTTGGTGGAACTGCAAAAGTTATTAGTTGATCCGTCCAACCCATATAACAACTAATGGCAGTTATGGGCATGAACGGATCATCTGTAGCGGCATAACCCCTTTCAGGATCAAAATCCACCTCGATATCAAAAAACAAAACGTTTAACTTGGGAGTATCTTTACCAAGATAGTTCTCCTCAAGACATCTAAACACTGGATTGATATCTTGTTCATAAAGAGGTTTGTTGGATCTTATACGTTGCTCTTTAATGAATTCTTTCGATGTAGCACAGGTTATTTTTTGTAATGTTTCACCTGTGATAGATCTATGTTTTCCACGTGCATCCGGATAATAGAATACATATCTTGCATCATATTCTACAAACACCCTGCCCTTTTTAGGATCACGTTCTACAACATAAATTTTATCTTCGTCTTTTTTATATAATGCGTCTATGTAACTCATAAAATAAAAACTCTATAAAGTCCTATTGTGTTCATTATTGTAAACCAACTTGTAAGTGTGCATAACCATATTTGTCTTCGTCTCACGGCCGCAACCAATAGTGTGGCCGAACCTAACCAATATATCGGAAACACTATACTCATTATAGGTGTTGGTGATGTAAATGTCAAGACACATGATCCTGCAATCGTTAGGATAACAGATATTAGTTCGAACCAAAATGCGGTGTGATCTGACTTATAACTGTTTACCCAAAATTCTTTGAGTATTTTATACACTAAAGTTTACCGGCTGAGTTCAGTATACTTTCTAATGTGTCCATTTCATCGGCAATATTTTGGTAGTTGCCTCTGTGTGCAACAGATATTGCTTTGTTAATTAATGCAGGTTTTAATTCTAATTCTTCTGCTATTGCTTTTACTGTATCTTTTAATCCTGATCTTAGATCTTCTACTTCACCTAGTACCTGTGAACCTTGTGATATAATTTGGATTAGTTTTTGCTTTTCAGCATCATTAAAGTTTCTTACTGCCATTTGTTTCTCCTGTTGTTATTCAACAAGTATATAACATATAAGACTTTGCGTCAATGAGTATTTGGTTTATTTTTTCTTTGATTTGGTTTTTTCTTCTGTGATTGATTCTGGTAAGTCATAAGCAACACCGTGTCTTGCTTGTTGTTTTACTTTTTGAATTTTAAGTGCCTCTGCCCACACACCCATATTTGTGGCAAATGTTTTCACCATACCAATTGTTTCTTCGTCACCTAAAATTTTATCTCTACCCTGTGCGGCAGATTCTATGTTACATCCAGGCGGCGTAGTAAAACCTAACATTGATGCAAAGTTATAACATATACCGTGAATATGTTGAAACCCATCGCCTGAACCTGATACTATTGTGCCAAATACTTTACAATAAAAAGGTTTGTATCCGTTTTCGATACTCCACGAATCTATAAAGTCCATTCTTTCAATCACAGATTGTATGTAAGAAGATTGGATCCCCCACCAAATTGGTGTGGCAAATATAACACCGTCTACCTTAAACATTTTGTTTATAACATTTCTCATATCATCATCTATATCTTTGGTGCTTGGTGTATAACTTAAATCACGTATCGTAACTATTTCGCATTCATGATTTAACTTTTCAAATGCTAATTTAACCATCTCACACAAAGTATATGTGTTTGATTCTTGGTTTGGTGTTAAACTTCCATTACAAATTAAAAACTTCATTCTGTTGACCTCAATGTTATTACTCCACAAGCAAGTCTATCACCTGCGTT